AGGTATAGATTTAACTGATGCTACATTTGAAACTAATGTGTATGATCAAGGAGCAAAGTTAGAGTTACGAGCTTTCTTTCCTGCTCATCAAATGGAGATAGACAAAGGAGATATTGTTACTCCTGAGTTTAGATTTCGTTCTTCTCACAATGGTACGTGGGCTAACAATGGATTCATGGGTGGTTGGAGAGGTGCTTGTTGGAATACATTAGTATCAGGAGATAAGCTGGCATATGTTTATGGTAGACATACCAAGAACTTTAATATTGTAGGCTTTGCTTCTAAGATCAAGGCTGCTGGTGAGTATATAGCTAACGATGGACTGAAACAAATGAGAGACTGGTATCATACCGATGTTAGTCGGGACAATGTAATCCATCTGTTCACTCATACACTGGCTAAGAGGACTAATAATGTTACTCGTGAGGTGGAACCTAATAAGGTTATGCTCTCTAATTTAATGAAGATCTTCGATGAAGAGAACCGTCACCTACATGGTCGAGCTAACTATGAAGGGTATGCTACTCGTAATCGTGGTACTCTCTGGTCTGCTTATCAGGCTGCTACCTACTGGTCTAGTCATGACAAGGATGGTGGTAAACAATCCCGTCCATCACATACTGTGATAGGTGGTAGAGAAGATAAGGTAAGGAAGATGTTACACTCACCACAATGGAAGCAACTAGACATAGCTGCATAAGGAATAGAATATGACATCAGCTATACATATATCTACATTAACAGGTAAGCTAGAGGATTTTCGTGCCATCTCTGTTAATACCTTGACCAATGAGTTCTGTAATAAGATGCACAAGTCAAAGAGGAAGGATCATATATGTCCCAAGTGCTATAGTTTTGCATTGCTCACGGGCTTTCGTAAGAATGTAGCAGTAGCATTGGAACGTAACTCACAATTGTTAGGCAGTCGGTTGCTAAAATGGGATGAGCTACCATTTATTAATGATGCTTACTTTAGGTTCGATGCTCATGGTGAGTTAATAAATTATACACATCTTTTAAACTATATAAATATAACATATAGAAATTCTGGCTGTAACTTTGCTTTGTGGACTAAGAGAAAGGATCTAATAAATAAATACTTTAAGTTAGGACTTACTAAACCTGATAACTTAATCTTGATATACTCTAACCCTCGTGTTAGTAGTATCATGGGCAAGCCACCTAAATATTTTGACAGGACATTTAATAATGTGCTGGAACATGAAGAGGTGGAACGTCAGAATTGTACTGGACAACAGTGCAAGGATTGTTTATTGTGTTACACTCCTAACAATGGAGTTACCACGATAGTCGAGAAAGTTAAGAGGTACTAATGAAGAAACGTATTCATGTTAATCAACATAACATTAAAGCTAACAGGAAACAGGATAAGAAAGTGCCAGTGTTTACTGTTAAGACTTATAAATCAAATACATATGGCAACAGTATAGGAATACAGGGGCCATGTAAATTAGTATACAGTCCAGATAAACCTCTATCATGTGGTGCTACTGTCTGGATTGAAACTGACTCCAATGTGGAGATAGTTAAATGAAGAAAGTTGTTGGTAAACGTAAGAATAATCCGGTAGCAAAGCAACTTGCTAATCCTAAATGGAGAAGGAGAATTGTTATGAGCAGAGTTATGTATAACAGAAAGAAAATAAATGTGGATCATAACGAAATATGAAGAGGAGGATTTGTTTGATGTCTTGACAGATGAAGACGGTAACACTATTAAGTTTAGCAATGAAGTGTCTGCTTGGAGATATTTAGAATTATTATGTTATGATTATAATATATCTTCTGAAGATTTTGTTGAAAACGAATCAATAGAAATATGTAGGATACATTAGATGTATAGATATATATTATTAATTTTATTAACTATGTTATTCATAGCTTCAGCAAGTTACGCTGAAGATAACGAAGAGTATCATTGTTTAGTTGAAGCTATTTACTTTGAAGCTAGATCTGAATCTAAGATAGGGCAATTAGCGGTTGCCAATGTTATCTTAGAAAGAGTAAGACATGAGGACCATCCTAATACTATATGTAAAGTAGTACATGAATGGAAATATTATCCTCAATTACATAGATGTTCTTTCTCTTACTACTGTGATGGTAAGAAAGAAATTATGTATGAAAAAGAATCTCTTTCTAACATCATGCATATAGCTACTCTTGCTTTAAAGGGAGCTGTAGTGGAAGATGTATGGGGATCTACTCATTATCATAGTAGACATGTTGAACCATACTGGTCAACCGATATGTTTTATATTGGTTCAATAGGTGAGCATCTATTTTATGATAGCACACATTAGAACTATAAGATATATTCATCAAGGACCAGCCAATGGTATTGGTTGGCAGGTGTATGTTAATGATTTACTAGGTAACCCATTAATATTACGAGAGTTTATTAATGAGGGTGAGGCTATTACATATTGGAAAAAATTTAATAACGCAACAGGTAATGGTATGAATATAGAAAAAGAATTAAGACGTAATGTAAAAGAATTACAAGAACAATTACAACGTGCTTATGAAAGGATTAAATTATTACAGAACGAGATTCATAATCAAAGTAAACGGGAGTATTATAATGATCACTTCTCCAAACAAAATATGTCTGGGTGGGCTATGATGGATGATCCTCCTGAATATTTAGAGAAGGGAGAGGATGAACTTCCATATCCGATAGATAAAGATACTAAATAAAGGAATGTCTTATGAGTAAAATAAAAGATTGGCTAATCGAAATGGAAGAAGACGCAGCTTATATGACACTTGCCGAGTGGACAATAAAACATGGGAATAGTCACCGAGATATCTGGCATAGAATACAAGGTGATATAGAAGATCAATTTGAGATGGAGTTGTGATATGACTACAAGTTTTATACAAAAGGAAAGACAAAGAATCTTTAGGGATTTAACAAGACAGTACCAACAAGAAGGCTATGCAACTAGAGAAGCAAAGCGAATAGCTAAAAGGGAAACCGATGATATCATGGCAGATAAAGAAACTTTTGTTGAGAATTTTGTACAAGATACGTGGGGTGAAATCGATGAGTGAAACTGTTATATGTGTGGAGTGGATTGATTCAGCTTCCTATGAAGATGGTAAGTGGAAAACAGAGGAAGAGAAAAATGAGTTGGTTCCAATGCGAATTAAGTCGTGTGGTATATTAGTAAATGAAGATAAACTGTACATAACTTTAGCTGGATCAATAAATAATGCTGATAAAGAAACTGAAGCACAGTATGGAGAGTTGATTAGTATACCAAAGTTTGCTATTGTAAAACGGTGGAGTTTTCCACGTAGCTTTTTAGACGGCACATGGCCGGGACCGGGGATATAATGCAACAACAAAAATGGTTAGATCGTGGGCCTTGTCCTGAGTGTGGATCAAGTGATGCTAATGTTACACACTCAACAGGATATTCTTATTGCTTTTCTTGTGAGACTAGGTTTAAAACTAGTAGTAAAAATATAGTATCAATACCAAAGGTAAAGGTAAAACGTATGGCAACAACAGGTGAGTGGGGAGATATAACAGATCGTAATATCTCTATGGAAACTGCAAAGAAATTTAATACTAAAGTTAAACGATCCGGTAATATAATTACTCATCACCTATATCATTACTATAATGATAAGGGTGATCATATAGGTAATAAGATACGGCAGACTAAAGATAAAAAAATGTGGGTAGAAGGAGAGCTATCGAATGCTGTACTCTTTGGTCAGAATATATTTAATCAGAAGGCAAAGTATATAACTATATGTGAAGGCGAAGTAGATGCAATGGCAGCTTACGAACTTATGGGATCGAAGTGGCCTTCAGTTTCTATAAAAACCGGGGCGGCAGGGGCTTTAAGAGATTGTAAGGAAGCCTTTAATTATCTTGATAAGTATGACAACATAATCATATCCTTTGATATGGATAAGCAGGGACAAGAGGCAGCTGAAAAGGTAGCACAGCTGTTTGCTCCCAATAAATGTAAGATTATGAACATGGATCACAAGGATGCCAACGAGTATCTAAAGATGAACCAAAGAGAATCATTCACTCAAGCATGGTGGAATGCTAAATCCTATACACCTGCTGGTATAATTAATCTTAAAGATCTAGGTGAAAAATTATATGAAGAAGATTATTGTGAGACTTGTCTCTATCCTTGGCCTAAGATGAATGAGAAGACCTATGGTATGAGGACCGGGGAATTAATTACGTTCTGTTCCGGGTCGGGAATGGGAAAATCGTCCATCATACGAGAACTTATGCACCACTTCTTACGTAACACAAAAGATAACATAGGTATACTAGCTCTTGAGGAAAGCATTAAGAATACGGCGTGGAATATTATGTCAGTGGAAGCGAGTGCTCGTTTATATATTAAAGAAATAAGAGAAGGCTTTACACCTGAACAGTTAAAGAAATTCCAAGAAGAAACTATTAACTCTGGTAGGTTCTTTGCCTTCGATCACTTTGGATCAGTAGACAATGACGAGATACTAGCAAGGGTTAGGTTCATGGCTCAAGCACTTGATTGTAAATGGATTTGTTTGGATCACTTGAGTATACTTGTATCAGGTCAGGAAGATACAGATGAACGTAAGTCCATCGACATACTAATGACTAAGCTAAGATCTCTGGTGGAACAGACAGGTGTATGCTTGTTACTTGTATCCCATCTACGTAGACCTGCTGGTGATATAGGACATGAGGGAGGCAAAGAGGTGACGTTGAGCCACCTCAGAGGGTCAGCCAGCATCGGCCACTTGTCAGACGGGGTGATAGCTTTGGAAAGAAATCAACAGGATGACGATCCTATTATATCTAATACTACAACGATACGTATCCTAAAGAATAGATATACTGGTGATACAGGTGTAGCTACTCATCTATTCTATGATAAAAATACTGGAAGAATGACAGAGATTGACAATCCCTTTACTGTAGGAGATAACAATGGGAACTAAGAAATTTGATAGAGAATTATATAATGTATC